ACAGAGACAGGTCGTAAAGAAGTACAACGAGCATTGTCACAATGTACTTCAATCCTTTCTCCCGGCGGTGTGATCAAAGCTGTTGGTACTCGTTACCATCCTCGTGATGCATACCAAGATATGATGGACGCTAAGTATCGTATCTGGGACGAGATCGCCAAAGAGTTTGCTGAGTCTGTTCCCTTGTGGGAAGTGATGGAAGAAGTCGTTGAAGACCACGGAGATGGTACTGGTAACTTCCTTTGGCCACGACAATACTCAGAAGCTAACGACGAGTGGTACGGTTTTGATATTCAAGAGTTAGAACGTATCCAAGCTGACTATCGTTCTCGTAATGAGATGGCGCAGTTCTATGCGCAGTATTACAACGATCCGAATGACGAGTCTACTAACCTTCTCGACCGATCGTTGTTTCAATATTACGATCCCAAGTACCTAACTGTAACTCCTTTAGGTGTTAAGTTTAAAGGCAAGAAGCTAAACCTTGCAGCGGCAATGGACGTAGCTTGGACAGAGGTAGGAGGTTCTGGAGGTAAGGCTCCTGACTACACGGCCATTGCTGTGATTGGTGTGGACGAGGACGGTTACTTCTATGTTCTTGATCTCGCCAGATTCCGAACATCCAACTTCCAAGTGTACTACGATAACGTAATAAGTCTTGCTAATAAGTGGGGCTTTCGAAAAATAATCGTAGAGTCTAACGCTGGTGGTAAGTTGGTTGCTCAGGAGATACAAAGACTTGCTCGTGAGAACGGTGGCTTACTTTCTGTAGAAACAAAATCAAACGCAGGTTTCGGTGCTAAGTCTAAGTTGATGCGTCAATACGCAATCGTTAACCCTAAGTATGAATTGCATTCTGTATTTCACAGAAGGGATGGTCTGACCAGTGCTTTGGAAGAAGAGCTGGTGTTGGAACGTCCGCCGCACGATGACTTAGTGGATGCATTAGGGATGGCTATGGAGAACATCAAGCCTCCTATGAAGACGCGAGAATACCTAGACACGGACAAGAAAGTCGTAACCGATGCCCGGTTCGGTGGGCGAAGAAGCCGATAAAGGATAATGATATATGGCATCTACTGGTTCTAATACAGCAGATTTTGAAAACGTGCTCAACCGAAAAGACGGTCTTGCTTCCGAGATCATGGCATTGTGGTATCGGTGGAAGTCAGCACGTAGCCTTGCCGAGCAACGGTGGGCAGAAGCAAAGCGTTATGTCTTTGCAACAAGTACACGAGAAACAACTAATGTGAACAACCCTTGGGACAACACAGTTCATCGTCCTAAGCTGTATCACATTTACAATAACCTGTTGGTCAACACAGACTTCTCTCTGTTCCCTAAATCGGATTGGTTAGAGTTTATCAGTTTTGATCAGCAGTCAGATTCAAAAGAAAAGCGTGAAGCTGCTCTTGCGTATCTGCGCACAAAGCATCGCTTGTCTGGGTTTCGGCGGGTTATCCGCAAACTTATTTCAGATTGGATTCTTTATGGCAACTGCTTCGCAGGCGTAGAGTATGTAACAGAGAAGACTCTTGACCCTTTAACAGGTGAAGAGGTTGTCTCTTATCAAGGCCCACGTCCTTACCGTATCTCTCCTTACGACATTGTGTTCAACCCAACATCAATCTCGTTTGAAGACAGCCCTAAGATTGTAAAGATTTACAAATCTCTTGGGGAAGTTGAGCAAGAGATTATGAACGGTAACTCTATGTTCGATGAAGAAACTTTGCGGAAGATGAAAGAAGATCGCCACAACTTCAACGAACTGAACAAAACAGAACGCGATGTTAACAAGGCTCGTGCCTTTGCAGCTGACGGTATTGGAGACATTAGCAACTACTACAACTCAGGCCACGTCCTTCTCCATGAGTTCTATGGAGACATCTATGATCGTGAGTCAGGGGAGTTTCTGAAGAACCACGTAGTGACTATTGCTGATGGCCGATACATTCTACGGAAGCAACCGCTGAATACTTACAGCGGCAAGCCCAACATCTATCACGCAGTTTGGAAAGATACTCCAGATTCTCTGTGGGGCTTTGGCCCGCTGAACAACTTGGTAGGTATGCAGTATCGAATCAACCATCTGGAGAATGCTAAGGCTGATGCCTTTGACCAGATGCTTGAGCCTGATATGGTTTTCCAAGGCGATCCTGAGATCAAGCGTGTAGGTGCAGCGGTGCACTACTTTGTGTCTGAGAACGGCAACGTATCCCCGCTTGCCCCAGACACTACAGTTCTTAATGCTGACTTCCAGATTCAGAAAACTGAAAACGACATGGAAGAGTATGCAGGAGCGCCACGAGAAGCTGTTGGTATTCGTAGCCCCGGCGAGAAGACTGCCTTTGAAGTTGATCAGCTTATGTCTCGTGCGAACCGCGTGTTCGAGTACCAGACAAACATCTTCTCTGAGTTCTTGGAGAACCTGATTAACGCAGAGCTCGAAGCTGCTAAACAGAATCTGTCTGGTTCTGATGTTGTAAGTATTCTTGATAAGGACTTCGGCATCGAGCAGTTTGTTAAGATCACACGCGAAGACTTGCGTTCTAATGGTAAGGTAGTTCCTGTAGGCGCACGAGATGCAGCACGTAAAGCACGTCTCACTCAGCAGCTTAACATGTTCTATCAAACAGGAATGCAAGACCCAGAGGTTATGCAGCACTTCCCAGCTAAACGTGTGGCTGAGATGTGGGCAGAGATTCTGGACTTTGAAACTTTATATGAGGCATACGGACGGATTCCAGAACGCCTCGAAGCACAGCGGTTGCAGATGGCTGCACAAGATATGATTCAAGAAGAGTCTATGATTGATCCTACAGGACTGAGCGAGGAACAAGCAGATGAGCAACCTGTTGAGCAAGTACCGGTTTGAACTAAGCAACTCGCTTGAGCGAATGCTTACCGAAGAGCAAGCGGTCACTGTCAAGGATGACATGACCTTTGCTAGAAGTTTTTTGAATACTCTCGTAGCTCGTCTCGATAAGGAACTTGACGATAAGATACAGGAGTCAGAAGCACAGTTTAACTATGACAACCCTAATTGGGAATTGAAACAAGCTGAGCTTCTGGGGTATCGACGAGCTATCCGTAAAGTTAAAGAAATTATCCGACCGATAGAGGAATGATATGACTGATCAAAACATGTTCACACAAGACCAGAGTGAGCAAGATCAAAACATCGACAAGTCTTTTCAGGGTGCTGACCAAGACGCTGACAAAGGTGACGATGTAGATACTCGCAGTGTTGAGTATCAACTTCAGATGATGCAGAAACGCCTTGGCGACAAGGACGAGTTTATTAACCAGCTCCAAGAAGAGAACCAAAAGACTCGTGAGATGTACGCCACACTTGAAGAGCGTATGCAGAATCTGTCTAAGATCGAAGAGGTTTTGAATAAGCGAGGCACTCAAGACGTTAGTAATCAAGATACTACCCTTGACGAGGACGTGCTTGTAGGTAAAGTTATCGAGAACCTCAATAAGAAAGAGTCTGAACAAAAGATGCAAGCTAACCTTGAAGCTGCTAAGCAGCGACTTGCTCAAGAGTTTGGACAACATGTTGAAGACAAAGTCAGCCAAGCTGCACAAGCTAATGGTATGGCTTACGATGACATGGTACAGATGGCACGTAAATCCCCTACAGCATTCTATAAGCTGATGGGTATTGAGGCTGGTACTCAGCAACGTCCGTCTACACCAACACCTATGCACAGTTCTGCACAACCTCCTGCTGAATCCACTACTAAAGATTTCGCCTATTACTCTAAGCTCATGCGCGAGAATCCGAAAGAGTGGAACAAACCAGAGGTTCAACGGCAGTTCCGTGAACTGTTTACTAACAAAAAATAAGGAGATAGCTAATGGCTATTGATTCCTCTTGGGGTAGTACCCACCTTCAGCGTAGTGAAATCTTCGCTGCTGAAATGAAAATGCGTCTTGAGCACCCGCTGATTGCTCAACAGTTTACTCGTAACATTGGCGACATCCCTGCCGATAGTCTTGCGACTGAGCTGAAGATCAACTCTCTTGGTGAACTGAGCGCAAGCAAATGGCAGGAAAGTGTTTCCATGCCTGAGCAGCGTATGGACACCGGTCAGTTTACTTTCCGTATCACCGATTGGATCGGTAACAAAGTATCCTTCACTGATCACTTCTTTGAAACTTCTTTCCAAGCTGGCCAAGTTCTGTCTGCTACTCCGGGCAAAATGGTTCGCGCTCTGGAAGAGTACAAAGAAACTGAGATCATGAAGCTGGGTAACGCTCAGACTCTGGACAGTGCAAACGTTATCAACAACGCTAAGCACCGTTTCGTAGGCGGCGGCGACGGCACTTCTCTGCCGACCAACGCTCTGACTCTGGAAGATTTCTCTTACGCTCGTTACGCTCTGCAAAAAGCTGCTGTACCTATGACCAACTTGGTTTGTATCGTAGGCCCAGAGCAAGAGCATATCATCAATACCCTGACCAACATCGTTAACGTTTCTAACAACCCGATGTGGGATGGTATTATCACTTCGGCTATGGGTGATTCTACAGGTACTCGATTCCTGAAGAACATCTACGGTTTCGACATCTATGTTTCCAACTTCTTGGCTAACACTGATGCTGACGAAGCTACCCTGACTACCTTCAACGATTCTGCTGTTACCAGCACTGAAGGTTATCAGGCTAACATGTTCTTCAGCATGGCTGATGACATGACCAAGCCGTTTATCTATGCCGATGGTCGTCCGCTGACTGTTAAGTCTTGGCGCGATGAGGACATCGAGACTGAGTATCACCAAGCCACTATGAGCTTCGGTACTGCTCTGTATCGTCCTGAGTCTCTGGTCACTATCCTGACCAACCCGTCTGCATACTAATAGAGCATAAGGAGATAAATTATGACTCAGAAAAACGTATGGGTTAACGAAGACGGTATCGAAGTAGGTTTCGGCCCTGTTGTTTCTTTCAACACCGAAGCAAACACCCAACATACCAAAGGCAAGGTTAAGCAAATCGAAATCGACGTAGATGTTGCTGCTGGCCTGCCTTCTGTTGGCACTGCTCATACCGCTAAAGACTTCGCCATCCCGGCTGGTGCGCAGATTATCTCTGCTTACTACCGCGCCGATGTCGATTTCGATAACGCTGTAGAGTTCGGTACTTCACAGAAAGATGGTACTGCTATCGACCAAGACGGTCTGATCGCAACCGGTACCACCACTGCTGTAGGTGCTGGTGCGCTGATCGGTACTGTTACCTCCGAGGCTAACTACCTCGTAGTAACCGCTACCACCACTGCACCGACTGTTGGTTCTGGTGAACTGGTAGTTGAATACATCCTTTAATTAGGATTAAGGAAGGGAGGCAAGGAGGTAATCCTTCCTCCCTTTTTTGTTATCTAAGAGGTTTATATGGCTAACGAAGAACATAGGACTATGGTAAGTGCAGATGTGCACGAACCAAAACATATCACAGACACTACCGCAGCTGATGCAGGTAAAGTGATTACGCCTCTTAGTGGAGGTACAAGCGAATTACGGAACCTCACGCCAGAAGAAGTTGGTGTAAGGTTTGCCTACTCTGAAGCAGGCATTGCAGAAAACACAACAGCTATTGTTATGACAGCTGCAACGGACGGTGATCTTTATACACCTACAGATTATATCAAACTTACATCAGCTAACCTTCCCGGTGCAACAGTTGATGAAGCTTTTGCTATGACCTTTGATGGTGTTAACTATAACTTCACTATCCCTTACAACGGTATTTATAAAACAGAGTTTTGGGCTAACATCGAGTCTGATGCAAACAACACCAAGATTGGTTTTAAGTTTACAAAGAATGGCACACCGGCAAGCGATGTAGTTAAGCATGATATTGCTACCACAGGACGGGTTGCTAACATTAGCTCTACTTTCCTTTCCGACCTTGTAGCTGGTGATGAGATTGGTATGGCAATTGCCGCAGACAAAGCTGCTAACGTTACTATCACCGATATTAAAATGGTTGTCTATCTGATCCACGAGGTTTAATATGAAACGAACTCTGCTTTACACAGTTCAACGTGTACTAGAAAAATTAAATCTTGATCCAGTTAACTCCATTGAAGAGACTGTAGATTCTTTGCTTGTTAGTCGTGAAGCAGAGTCAACCTTCTACGATTTGATGACAAGAGCAGAGTGGGAAGAACAGATTGATCTTCTTAAAGTAACTTCTGTATCCGATCTCTCTCAACCTACAGTTCTTAAACTGGACACAGATGTTCACAACATAACCTCTCTTAGGTATGATGTAACAACCCCAGATGATGATAACAAGATTATTCGAGAGATCACTTGGCTTGAGCCTGAAGATTTCCTGAAAAGAAGTTATCAGCTTAACTCCTCAAATGATGAAGTCGATGAAGTGTTGTACAAAGACATCCCAATTCTTATTGTGAATAACAGGATGCCAAAGTATTACACATCATTTGACAACGAGTTTCTTGTCTTTGACAGCTACGATAAAGATGTTGAAGATACTTTGGTAGGTTCTAAAACAATCTGTTACGGGAAAACAGTTCCTTCTTGGTTGCAAGAAGATGAGTTTGAAATCCCGGTACAAGACAGCTTGTTCCCTTTGTACTTATCAATGCTGGCTTCTGCTTGTTCTATCTACATGAACAGTGAAGTAAACCAAGAAGATGAGCGTCGTCAGGCACGAGCTATGAGCCGGATGCGTCGAGAACAAATTAGAACTGAGCTTGAGTATTTCCCTAAGTTCAGATACGGTCGAAACGGTAACGGGTTAACATAATGGTAAGGGCAGCACAACAAAAAGTATACGCAGACTTTAGGCAAGGATTTGTTACTGTTGCCAATCCTCTTGCCTACCCGGAAGGTTCTCTTAAAGATATTGTTAACTTTGACATTCAGGACAATGGTACTCTTCGTATTCGTCCGGGCCTTCGACAGGAGACTGCTTTAACAGTTGCAACTCCTTACACTGTTGCAGAGATAAACAACAAAGCTCTGTCTGTGCATGTGTGGGATAATGTTAACAACTCTGGTGAAGAGAAGATTGCTGTAGTTCAAGTCGGTACTTACTTGTACTTATTCCCGATGCTTGAACAAGGTATTGATATTGATTCTCCTGTTGGCAGCCCAATGAATATCGGATTGCCCTCTACAGGAGAAAGCACAAACATCTCCACTGCAACAGGTAATGGAAGATTGTTTGTTGCGCACCCGTCTATCAGGTCTTTCTCTTTGAGTAAACCTCTTGACACTGTGATCAAAGAAGACATCACAATCAAGATAAGGGACTTAGATATTTGGAAAGGGCTAAACGATAACGAGACAGGTTTCAACCAAACAACCCTTTATCCTCAGCACGAATACAACTTGAGGAACGGTGGTTGGCCAGACTCAGCAACAGTATCAAAAGAGCCTAACCCTGACAACGGTATCACGACCTCAGACCCTGTAAGATACATGCGAACAAAGGTTGGAAGATACCCTAAGATTTCCATGCCTTTCTACGTAGGTCGTGCTGGCGGTGGTGGCGGTATTAACGAGCAAACAGCTTTCAACCCTTGGCAGCTTCAGAACGATTACTTCGGTAACAGTATTATTCCTAGAGGTAAGTTCATTGTAAATGCAGAGAACTGGTCAAGAACTGGTACAGGCAACACAAAGCTTACAGGTGACTCTACATCAAACAACCTGACAAAAACCTACAGCTGGACAAGCTACCCAAGCTCTATTGAGTTTTACTCGGGACGTGTTTGGTATACAGGAGCTAGAGGTTATAAAGAGCAAAGTTCCTTAGCCTCTTATGAAAAGAAAGATAACTTAGATGTGTCTAACACTATTTATTTTTCTCAACAGCTTGGTACAGATTTTGACAAAGTAGGTTTCTGTTATCAAGAGAATGATCCTACTGCTGAAGATATAAACCAGTTGCTTGCTACGGATGGTGGAACTCTTGCTATCCGAGGTGCCGGAGATATTCTTGACATTAAAGTGTTTGGGACTTCTTTGATCATCTTCAGTAAGCAAGGCGTGTGGGCCATCTCAGGTGCAGATACAAACTCATTTAAAGCTGACAGTTTCTCTGTTAATAAGATCAGCAACATCGGCCCTATCTCCGGTGAGACTATCTTGGCTAACAGTAGCAACATTTATTACATCGCTACCGATGCTATCTATGAGCTTACTGTTGACGAGGTAACTGGAAATCCAACACCTAGAGATATAACCTCTGCACGTATCAAAGACTTTTATAATAAGATTCCTTTGAAGCAAAAGGAAAGAGCTAAAGCTTTCTTTGATACTTCTAACAGAAACCTGTATGTGTTCTACTCAGATGTGGAAACTCCTTCAGATACTACAAACAATCTGGAGTACAACAAGTGTCTTGTCTTCAACCAAGACTTGGGTTGTTTCTACAAGTATGAGTTCAACAGCGACACACACTATGTTGTAGATGGTTTGTTTTATAACAAAGACCAGCAAACAACATTGACAACTTTCATTACCTCTGACGGTAATCCTGTTGTTTCAGATGGAAACCCTGTGGTTCTTGAGGAAGAGTATTCAACATCTTCGCTGAACAACATCCAACTGCTGACTGTGGTGGACAATGCAGGTAATGCTGAGATTGTCTTCTCCTCATTTACTGATACAACCAACCTAGAAGATTGGGGTGGAGAGTATCGAGGTTACGCTATCCCCGGCTTTGATACAGCGGGTGATATTATGCGAGACAGTTTGAAGACCCCTGTGATCATCACTCACATGGAGAGAACAGAGGACGGCTTCGAGATTAACCCTGA